TCGGCATCGTGACTATTAGAGGAACAGCTACCGACCGCCGCGGAGCTCGCGCGGTGGCGCTCGCCGGGGCGGCCGACGCTGAAACTCTTCGCTGAAGTCAACAATTCCGCGAGTTTACAACTTTTTGGCGCAAAAGGGGGGGTCAGCGGTGTCTTGACTTATGAAGTCAACGACACGGGATCGCGGCGGGTGACGTTACGGTAACGCGTAGCCGGTAGCATGGCCGCCGTAGGCGGCCCAATGAGTTACCGAAGCTAGTTACGCGAGTCTAACCGTGGACAGAAAACATCCATATGGTACGGGGAGAATCTCCCAGACTCGGAGGCTGGCGGTGAGTGACGCGACTCCACGACGTGGCAGCTGGAGATGGGACGACGAACGCCAGGAGCTCGTCGAGACAGCAAGCGCTGACGCCATCGAGGCTGAACGCGAGAGAAAGGCACGGACGACCAAACGTGAGCTCGACGAAGCCCGCGACTCCTACCTCCGAGACCGACACCGCGTCCGCTGAGCAGCCCGTAGAACCTTCTCCCGCCACCTCGAAGTCGAAGCGTCCCGCCAACCACGACTACCGAGCCGGCAAAGGCCGGCGCGATGAGTGGGAGGCGGCGTTCCTCGTCGCGTTCCGCGCCTCCGGCAACCTGCGCAAGTCCGCGGAGGCTGCCGGCACCACGGTCGACACCGTCCGCCGCCACCGCAACGCGGATCCGGCGTTCGCGGACAAGATCGAGGACGCGCGCGAAGAGTTCCGCGAGCACCTCGAGTGGATGCTCGTCGAGATCGGCGCGGGGCGCATGAAGGGCAACCCCCTCGCGATCATGATGCGACTCAAGGCCGAGCTCCCCGCGAAGTACCACGAGAAGCTGCAGGTGGACGGCGTCGTGAAGCACGCCCACGCCCACGTGCTCGGCAGCGAAGAAGCCGCGCGCGACCTCCTGCGGCTGATGCTCTCGGAGTCGACCGATGTCTCCCGCGCCCAGCTGACCGGAGGCGAAATCATCGACGTGCCGGCCCTGCCGCCGGCGGAAAGGCAGTGACCGTGACGAAGGCGGACCTCATCCACGAGTGGGAGATCACTGTCTCGATGGCAGTGGCGGCGGCGCAGGAGGCGCTCGCGACCGAATCGGCTGTTGCGAGCTCACTCACCATGGCCGCGAAGCTCGCGACCGAGATGCTGCTCACACTGCGGGGCAGGCGATGAAGTACGGCCCCGCTGAGACGCGCGCGGACATCAGCAGCGTCGATGGTGGCTACTGGACGGTCTGGAAGCCGGTCTACGAGGCGTTGACCGAGCCGCACTTCAATCTGCGGATCACCGGCACGATGTGGCGCGACAGTGACCAGCCCATTTCGGTCAAGGTCGACAGCGCACGCTGCACGATTGTCGAGGTGACGGTCTGATGGTCGACACGATCCTCTCCGTGGGCTTCGGCCTCGTGACGTTGGTGCTCGTCGTCGCGATCGTTTTCCTCGGCATCGGAGGCCTGCGCCGTGGCTGAGCGGCTGGTGACGGCCAAGCAGCTTCGGGAAGGGTACATGGTGTTAGTCGGCAGCCACGTACTGCGCGGAGAATATCGTGTTATTCGCCGCACGGAATGCGGAGATTACGTCGTCGAGGAGCCGGAATTCCGCGAGGCCTTCGATGCCTCCTAAAATTCACGAGCCCAGCGAGCCCAGCGAGCCCGACTCGCGCAAGAAGATGCCGGCCGCGTTGTGCATGAAGCACGTGCCCGCGTCACGCATGGAGCCAGTGGCCCGCGTCGGCGAGAAGCTGTCGACGCGCGATTGGTACCACTGCGGCGTCTGCGGCTCGATGCGGGTGCTGAGCCCGAATCCGAAGCTCATCGCTGAGCAAGGCCTCGATCAGTACAATGCCCCTCACAACCCTGACGAGTAGGAAGACCACCGCAGAAGCGGACACGCGCGCCGGCCTTCGAGCTCTCGTACAGACAGACCTCTTCGCCCTCGCCCGCCGCATCCTGTACCGCGACGCTGCCAGCCCGATGTCGGCCGAGTTCCACCGGCCGCTTTGCCGCTTTCGCCAGACGTCGAGCTATCAGCGGAACCTCTACCTCCTCGGCCGCGACCATCTCAAGACCTCCGTCCTCACCTGCGCCGGCAACGTGCAGCGGATCATCAACAACCAGCAAATCCGCATCCTCCTCGCCGGCAACAAGGCCGACTCCGCACAAGCCCAGCTGTCCGAGATCAAGGGCCATCTCGTCAACCCGGTCCTCGTGTGGCTCTTCCCTGAGATCCTGTTCGAGGATCCGCAGAAGCAGGCCGAGACGTGGGCGACCGAGCGGATCAGCGTCAAGCGCAAGTTCCGCTCGAAAGAGGCCACGATCGAGACGATCGGCGCCGAAGGCGCCATCACCGGCCGCCACTACGAGCACGGTCAGTACGACGACCTCGTGGACGAGCAGAACAGCCAGACGCGCGACCAGATCCAGAAGATCATTCACTGGTACAAGACGACGCAGTCGCTGTTCGAGCCCGGCGCGACCCAGGAGATCGTCGGCACGCCGTGGGAATTCGGCGACCTGTACGACTGGCTCATCGAGCAGAAGCTGAAGCGTGAATTTTCGCTGGGCGTGTACCGCCAGCCGTGCTGGAAAACCCAAGAGCCCGGCGTTCTCCGCATCGGAGAGCGGGGCGGCATCGCGGATGACGTGTTCGTCCTCGATGCACATGGGAAGAAAATTCCCGCGTACCCCGAGAAGCACACCTACGCCGCGCTGCTCGATCGCGAGCGCGTCGACCCGCGCATCTTCGCCGCGCAGTGGCTGCTGCGGCCGGTCGACGACGCCTCTGCGCTGTTCCCGCGCAACAAAGCGATCGTCCGCTCGCGCGACCAGATCCCGATCGCCGAAAAGCTCTGGTGCGTGATGGCCGTCGACCCCGCGAGCTCTACCAAGGAGTGGGCGGACTACACGGCGATCACCGTCGTCGGCTTCGATCAGAACGGCACCGCGTATCTCCTCGACGTGCGGCGCGGGCAGTGGACCGAATCGGAAGTCGTCGATCAAGTCTACAGTGCGTACGCACGCACGCCCGGCATCCGGGTGATCGGCTTCGAGGCCGTCGGCTTCCAGAAGCTGTACATGCGCGAGTTCACGCGCGCCGGCGAGACGCGCGGCTACCTGCCGATCATCAAGCTCGAGCGCGATACCACCGTCGGCAAGACGATGCGGATCCGCGGTATCGAGCCGCTGTGGACCCACCAGCAGCTGATCATCTCGGGCGACTGCATCGCCCTCGAGGACTTTCTCGAGGAGGCTCAGCGCTTCCGGCCCTGGAAGAAAGACCAGCCGGACGACATGCTCGACGCGCTCGCTGACTGCCTGCAGCTGCGGGTGCGCCCCGACGCCGAAGATCCGTACGCGGAGTTCGACGACGAAGAGGCGCAGCGCCGACGGTTCGAGAACGAGACGAACGAGCGGCGACGCATCGCCGGGCAGGGCGAGCTCCGGCGCGCCGAGATGCGCGAGGCGTACGCCCAGGCGCGCCTGCAGCGCGCTCACGAGCAGGCCGCGGAAGACGCGGCGCTCGGCGGCGGCTCGTACAACGAGTTCTACGGCTGAGGCCATGCCCGTCATTCTGGATCCCGACGAACAGCTACTCGACGCGGGCGTAGGTGCCGCCTCGACCCACGGCGGCCGCGGAAAACCCGACGCCTCCTACCGTCAGACGCGCATCGGCTTCATAAACCAAGAAAGGCTCCAGCCGCGTGCGGCTGAGGGTGATCTTCGCAAGGCAAAACCATGGCAAAGCTCAGCGCAGCGCAAAGGAAGAAGCTCCCCGCGAAAGCCTTCGCGGGTCCGAACCGCTCGTTCCCGATGAACGACATGAATCACATTCGCGCTGCCGTGCGCGAAGAGAAGTACGCCGACCCGGCGACGAAGGCTCGCATCAATTCACGAGCTCGCGCCGCGGGCGTCAAGGTGAGTGGGACGCTCAACGACCTGATGCAGTAGGTCGAGAAAGGCAGGCAGCGCGTGTTGTGGTTTCGATTCTGGGCCGTCGCGTACGTGAAGCACCTCGAGCGTGAGATCGAGTACCTACGCGGTCAGGTAGAACATGAGCGGCAGCGCGCGGAGCGCGCGATCGACGAGCTCCTCGCCGTTCGCAACGTGGGGTCGGTGACACAGCCGACGCCGCGCGAAGTGCAGCAGCAAGAGACCGCGATCGAGCGGCTGATGCGCGACAGCGAGTTCACCGAGACCGGCGTATGACGTCGCCGCTCGGCATCAAAGCTGGGCACTGCACCGCATGCGGCGAGCTTATTTGGCGCTCGGCGCAGCTGCAGCGCAACGCGTGGGGGCTGAAGGCCGGCCATAGCTTCATCGTCTGGCCGCGACCTGACACGGTGTACGCGCGCCTCGAGACGCAGACGGGCCACGCGCCCGGCATCGCGTACTGCCGCGGCTGTATGCCGGCAATCGGCTCCGTCGGCCCCGCGTGCGAAGGCGCGTCAGTGATGGACTTCGAGACGGCCTACGACCGCTATCTGGACTGGTACGTCGAGGAACGGCGACCGTTCTGGGAATCGTGGCTGCGCGATGGACTGTTCTTGGACGCGGTGCAGATCGCCGATTTGATGACTATCTGGGAGAACGATCGCAGTGAATGTACTCGACTCAGGGATGCAGACGCAGGCGACCCCCGCTTCTACCGACGCGAACCAGACGTCGAGCGCTGGTCCTACCGACGCCTACCAAGACCACGCCGCCGTCCGCGAGCTCGTGCGCCGAAAGCGCGAAGAGTGGGGCGGACCGGGCCGTGAGCAGTTCCTGCGCGCCGCGTATCGGAACATTCTGTTCTACCGCGGGCAGCAGTGGATTCGCTTCGATCGCGCGCTGAACCGCTGGCGTCCGTCGCGGCTGCCGAAGAACACGCCGACGCCGGTGACGAACATCTTCGCGTCGACCATGAACGCGGTGATCTCCGTCTTCGCGCGCATCGAGCCGACGCTGAACTTCCGCCCCGGCTCGGCCGACGAGCCTGAGGACCGCGCCTCGGCAGACGTCGCGATCCGCGCGATCCAGGTGGTTGAGGACGAAGTCAAGATCCGTGTGGTGCGGCAGCTGCTCGCGACATGGGTCGGCCTGACCAGCATGGCGTGGCTCGAGACGGGCTACGATCCGAGCCCCATTCACGGCACCGTATTCATGCAGTACGACCAGTGCGTGGCGTGCGGCTACACGGAGCCCCCGACCGGTGGTCCGTGCCCCGATTGCGGCAACCCGATGCAGCCTGCGGTCGACCCGATGTCCGGCGAGCCTGTCGGCGAGCAGGTGCCGATCGGCAAGATGTACACCGACGTCGCGACTCTCTTCGAGATGTACTTCGATCCCACGATTGCCGAGTGGCCGAAGCAGCGCGCGTGTCTGCGCGAGAAGGCGCTCAGCGTCGATGATTCGAAGGCGCGGTGGCCACAGCTGAAGGACGTCATCAAAGCCAACGTGATGACGGACAACTGGTACAGCGAGTCGTTGCCGCTCGTGGCCCCGAACATCGAAGAGAATCAGGCGCAGCGCGTCGCAGTCGGAAACACCGGCCGTCCACGGAACACGCAAGTCACCGAGCAGTGGTATTCGCAGCTGCCGGATGAGACGTACCCTGATGGCCTCCTGGCGGTGATCGTCGGCGGCGAGAACGTGGCCTACGCAGGCCCGCTCCCGTATTCGTCGTTCGGCCAGGATAAGCAGCAGCGGCCGTTCTTGAACTACGTGTGCTTCCCGCAGCAGATCGTGCCGGGCAGCGCGTACGCCAAGACGGTCGCTGACGACCTCGCGATACAGCAGTCGAAGCGCAACCGCTGGGAATCGATCATCGAGGCCTGCGGCATGCGGATGGGCGCGCCGGTGTGGCTGAAGCCGAACGGCGCCAACGTGACGAACCTCACGGGCGACCCTGGCAACATCATCAGCTACAACGCCGTCGGCCCGAACGCGGCGAAGCCGGAGCGGATCCCCGGTCAGGGCATCCCCGTCTCGTTCATGCAGCGCATCGACAAGATCGACCACGAGTTCGAAGAGCTCGCCGCGACGTTCGACGTGGTGAAGGGTCAGCGCCCTGAGGGCGTGACCGCCGGTATCGCGCTGCAGATCCTGCAGGAGCGCAACCTCTCGCGCTACGGCCCACTGTTCATCCTCTGGGAACAGGCGTGGGCCGAGTGGGCGCAGCAAGCGCTCGAGATCTTCCGCATGTTCGCGACCGAGCCGCGCCTCCTGAAGATCAAAGGCCGCGACGGCAAGTGGCAGGTGGAGAAGTTCCTCGGCGCCGACCTCACAGGCCGCGTCGACATCTGCGCGGAGGCCGCGTCGGCGACGCCGCGCTCCTCGCTGCTCGACAAGGCTGAGATCGAACAGCTGGGCGCGATGGGCATCATCGATCTGCGTGACCCGGAGATCAAGTACAAGGTGCTTCAGGTCTACGGCCGCGAGAACATGACGCCGGCGATGGCCGCCGACACGAAGAACGCCATCATGGAGAACGAGGCGTTTGACGCGCTCGCGCAGAACCAGACGCTGCTGCAGGCCTCGCCGCAGAACATCGAGACGCTGAAGCAGGCCGACTATCCCACCATCGTCTCGCTGCTCGCCCAGGAAGGCATCAAGCTTCCGCCGGTGCGCGCCGCGATCGACGATCACACCATCCACCTCCGCGAGATTCGCAACTACGCCAAGTCGGAGCACTTCATGTCGCTCCCCGAAGTTGTGCAGGTGATCGCCGAGAAACACGGCGAGTATCACCAGCAGCTTCTGATGGCGCAGGCGCAGGCCATGCAGAATCCCGGCATCGTGCAGGGCGGCTTCATGTCGTCCGCCATGCCCGGCCAGAACCCTGCAGTCTCCTCCTCGAGCGGCGCTCGCATGCAAGGCGACGCCAGCGAGATGCAGTCCGAAGTAACTGGCGGCGGCCAGCTAGCTCACGCGTAGTTCCACCTCTCCGTAGTTCCCGCTCGCAGCTGGCGAACAGCTGCATTTCCGCACGCGCCGGCGAACAGGCGCAGAAAAGGACACCCCTATGGACGGCGAATTTTCGGTCGACTCGCCATCGGCCTCTGATTCCTCGGTTGACTCGTCTCCGGCCACGTCAACGCCGGCATCTGAACCGGGCGAACAGCAGCAGCAAACCCAACAGCAGGTTCCGTTTCATCAGCACCCGCGGTTTCAACAGGTCATCGGCCAGAACCGCGAGTTGAGGAGTACGGTTCAGCAGCTGACGAATCGGCTGAACCAAATCGAAGCCAACGCGCAGCAGCGCGGTGGCGCAACGAACGCCGAGCAGCAGCAGTACACCGAGATCGCGGCCGCCCTGAAGAAGGTGTTCGCCGCGGACCCGGAGCTCGCGTCGCTGCTCAAGCTCCGCGAGCAGGCGCCGGCATTCGAGCAGGCCACGGAGGGCGTGAATCAGCTGCGACAGCAGCAGGCGCGCGCAAATCTGTCGGCCGCTCAGACGCACATCGCCGGTTTGGTGAAGGGCGCCGGCCTCGAAGTGAGCAAAGAACACATGCCCCACATCGCCGCAATGATCGCTCGCGCGGCGATGTCTCTTCCCGACGGTAACGAGCGGTACATGGCTGGCGACCACAGCGTGCTGACGGAGGCGTTTGATCAGATCAAGCCCTTCCTCGAAGCGCTGAGGAAGCCCGCGACCGCGACGACCGCACAGGTCAAAGCAAAAGTGAAACAGCTGCCGCAGCGTCCCGCTGGCGGCAACGCCGGGCAGCCGGCGCCGACCACCGAGACAGACCCGCGCAAGCTCGAGCAGAACATTCACAGCAAAGCGCGGCAGATGCTCGAGCAGCTGTTGCCATAAAGGGTTAACGCCCGAAGGACTCAACAGTGGCAGGACAGGATACAGCGGCATTCGATGAAGTACTGAAGATCGTGTATGGGCCGGGAATCGCCGAGCTCATCAACACGAAGACTCGCGTCCTCGACATGATTCAAGAGGGCAGCGGGTCGGACTGGACGGGTAAGTTCGTCGAGTACCCCGTGAACGTGGGTCGCTCGGAGGGCTCCGGCTGGGGTTCGGAAGGTGGTCTGCTTCCGGCGGCGGGTCGCGAGAAGTACGCCGACCAGCGCATTCAGGCCCGTTACCAGTACGGTCGCATCACTGTGACCGCGCAGGTGATGAAGCAGTCGGCCGGCAACAAGGGCGCCTTCGCTTCCGCCATGGAGCGGGAGATGCAGGGCGTCGTCAAGACTCTCGCCGCGGAGCGTGGTCGCGCGATCATGCACGACGGACGCGGAGTGCTCGCCCTCGTCAACGGCACGGCGACGTCTGCAACCCAGACGCTCGACGCTCCGGGTGGCGTGGCGGGTGCGACCAACGGTTCGCGGTTCATCCGCCCCGGCATGGTCGTCGGCTGCATCAACCCGGCGACGGGTCTGGTGCGCGCCAGCACCGTTGCGACGGTTTCGGCCGTTGCGGCGGCCGGCACCACGATCACGCTCGACGCCTCCAAGTCGTGGACGGACAACGACTACGTTGTTCGCTTCATGAGCACGAGCGCGACGGACGTGACCGATACCTCCTACAACAAGGAGATCATGGGTCTGCTCGGACTGGTGGACGATGGGACGTACGTCGGTACGCTCCACAACATCAACCGGACGACCTACCCGATCTTCTCTTCCAAGGTCATTTCGTCCGTGGGTCCGCTTTCGGCGGACGTGTTCCAGCGCGGTATCGACGTTGCCGACGAAATCGGTAGCGGCGAGATCAGCGATCTCGTGATGCACCAGAGCGTGCGGCGCGCGTACCTCAACATGATGGACGCCGATCGCCGTTACGCGGGTTCAGACCTGGGTCGCCCTGACGCGGGGACCGTCGCTGCGAAGCGCGGCACCGTGACGTTTGGTGGAATCCCGATCACCGAAGAGAAGTATTCGCCGTACGGCATCGTCTTCGGTTTGGATCGGAGCGGCTTCAAGCGGTGGACACTCGTGAAGGGCGAGTGGGCGGACGAGGACGGCTCGGTGCTCTGCCGAGTTGGTACTGGTTCTTCGGCTTCGGACGTGTTCGAGGCCTACTACCGGATCTGGGACAACTTCGCGAACGATTACCCGAACCGTAGCTTCCGCCTCGACGGCGTGACTGCGTCGGTCGTGGTTGTTCAGGTTCCCTAAGCGGAACCAGAAAGGTACTGAGAGTACATGTCTTCTTTTGCGCAGGCTTCAGGTTACGAGTTCGTCACTCTTGTGGATCGCACCGGGAAGGGTGGGTGCGAGATCATCCACGACGGTGTTCGATGCGTGTTTCCGATGGGTCGCGCAGAGCGGCCGGTGCCTCGGTTCCTCGTCGAGTGGCTGTACCGGGTCGATCAGCAGAAAGTTCACACGGTGACTGGTGAGTACGTCCAGCGCTTCGGGATCAAGGAGCCGAATGATGAGCTCGCGGCCATCCTCGGTCCCGAGGCGTTCGACTGCTCGCCGATCGAAATCGATAAAGAGCGGCTCGAGGGCTGGGATACCGACGCGGTGCCAGATCGTGGCCCGATGAAGGCAATCAACCTCGGCCGGCAGACTCTCACGAACGACGCCCCGACAGGCGGCGCGACGTTCAGCGGCAAGGAGCGCGGCAAGTAGCTTCGTTTCTCCCGCGAAGGACAACAGTAGGACATGGCAAGCAACGCAGCTGTTCTCAACCAACTCCAGGCCGACGCGCAGTACGGCAAGGAGTCTCTGTCTCGCGTGATCGCGCTGCTCAAGCAGGAAGTCGGTGGGCAGTTCGAGGCCGGGACGGATGCGCTTCAGATCTTCCGTGGCTCGGTGACCGCGCTTGCGGCCGGCGGTGAGATTCGCACGAACGGCGCCATCAAGGTGTACGCCGTTCACGTCGAGTCTCCGTCGGGTGCGACGCAGGACGTCGTGGTGCGGATGTTCAACACGTCGACTGGCTCGACCGCGCTGACCACGACTGCCTACGGCACGTCGAAGGAAGTCATCGCTGTTCCCTGCCTGCAGACCAAGAGCAAGACCGCAGTGTACCTCCCGAACGGGCTGGAGTTCTCGGCTGCCGCGTCGTACGCGGTGGTTCAGGCTGCAGCGCTCGACACGGCCGCCAACGCGACGGCCGCGCCGATCGTGACCGTTCTCTACGCCAACGGTTAAACCGTAGGCAGCAGTAGGCAGGCCCGCCGGTCACCTGACCAAGCAAAACGACCGGCCTATTCCCGACGACGTTCACGTTTCGTGAACAGAAAGCGATTCTGAACAGTGATCTTCGTTCAGTCGAACCACGCCCCCGGCATGATCGGCTTCGTCGGTGGCGAGATCGCGCGGTATCACGCGTTCACCGGCTGCTTCGCGGCGTTGAACGTCCCCGCGCGCACGCGCATGTATTCAGGCCTCGGCTACGACGTGAGCTATAACCGCAACCACGTCATCGAGGACGCGCTGAAGCACCCGGAGACACAGTGGGTGCAGCTGTGGGACGACGATCACGTCTTCGCGCCCGACGTACTGATTCGGCTGCTCGACCACGGGGTCGACGTCGTGGCGCCTATCTACGCGCAGCGCCAGCCGCCGTTCCATCCTTGCATCTACAAGGAAGAGAATACGGACGGCTCATTTTCGATCTTCACGTGGAAAGAGCTCGAGGGCAAAGACGGCCTTCTGCCAATCACGAGCGCCGGCGCTGGCGGGTTGCTGATTCGCCGCCACGTTCTCGAGGCCATTCCCGAGCCGTGGTTCGAGCGGCAGGGCAAAATCGGTGAAGATCATCTGTTTCTGAAGAAGTGCCGCGAGGCTGGCTTCGGTGTGTATGCCGCGCTCGACGTGCCGATCGGCCACATGAGCACCGTCGAGATCTGGCCCCACTCGGACGGCTCGCGATGGTGCGGCAAGGTCGCGCTGTCGTCGAAAGTTTCCGTCGAGTATTGGGACGCGTCGTACGCGGGTCAGGTCTGATGGAACTCCTGATCGGCTGCGGCAACTCGCGCCTCAAGCGCGTGCAACCGGGCTGGCGCCGTGCGGAGTGGGAGAAGCTCGTCACGCTCGACATCGACCCGAACTGTGGCGCTGACGTGCTCGCGGATCTCGAGGACGGGCTGCCGTTCCCCGATAACACGTTCGATGAAGTGCACGCGTACGACGTCATGGAGCACCTCGGCACGCAGGGCGATTACCGCGCGTTCTTCCGCCACTTCGGTGAGGTCTACCGCGTGCTGAAGCCGCTCGGCCTCTTCTGCGGGATCACGCCGCGCTGGGACCGCGTGTGGTCGTGGAGTGATCCCGGCCACCGGCGGATCGTTTCGCTTCATTCGTTGCAGTTTCTCAATCAAGACACCTACACGCGCGAGGTCGGCGTCACGGCGCTGACCGACTACCGCTGGCTCTGGAAAGGCGATCTTCGGATCGTCGCCGCGGAAGAGCAGGACGACAGCAACGTCTGGATCCTCCAGGCGCACAAATCAGATTCGCAGCCAGTTTAGTTCGTCGGCTTTAACGCCGCACACCCCTGGCGCGACAGGAGAACAGTTCCCCCATGGCAATGCAGCGAGTCACTTCATTCGCGGCCGCGACCAACGTGTCGTCGGTCCCCGGGCGCGTGAGCGCCATCCACGTGCTCCGCGCCGACGCCCCGGGCGCTGACACGTTTGTTTCGGTCTACGACAACGCGGCCCCGTCGCTCGGCACCACGGTGCCGGAGTTCGAGGCCCGCATCCCGCAGGAAGCTCAGGCCGGCAAAGCGCGTATGCAGAAAATCGTGCTGCCGGGCGGTGGCATTCGCTTCACGACCGCGATTAGCGTCGCGGTGACAACGGGCTTCCACGGCGCCACCGGCGCCACCACGACTGCTCCTCAGGCGGTCGATGTGTTCTTCGAGGTCGGAGGTTAAGCCGTGAGCGCCAAGGTAGTTAACGGCGGTCTCGACAAGGTTCTGATTCCCGACACGGTGAACGGTACGAACAGCCGTCCGTTCACTGCGCCGAAGGGTGCCAAGGTTCTGACGATCCACGCCCCGGCTCTGACTGGCGGCGCGACTCTGAAGATCCAGGCGGTCGACCCGCAGGACAACGATCAGCAGTCCGAGACGTGGCGGGACGCTTCAGCCGCGGTTATCGCGGCCACGATCGCGTTCTGTGCGCTAACGACCATCCCAGGCAACGCGGCAACCACGATCCCTGCGGCTGCACTTCCCACCGGCCCGATGCGCTTCGTCGCCTCGGCCGCGCAGACCGGCGCCATCGACAACGAGACGATTCTGCTCTCGTGGGGCCTGGATGGCTAGGTTCGTTGAGAAGTTCACGTACGCTGACGGCCTTCTGCCGTCAGCGACGTACGGCGCGGTAGCCGCCGACTCGCTGCACAACGTCGCGAGCGGGATCTGCCAGACACCCGCCGCGGGCGGTAACGAGAACTACGTCAAGAGTACGGCGTTCTCGTTCGCCACGAACGATCAGTTCATCCGCGGTCGCATTGCAGCCTTCACAGGTGCGAGCGGCGGCGACATCGGCCTCATGCTTCGCTGCGCGACCGACGGCACGCGGACGTTCTACTGCTTCCTGATCCAGAAGAATCCGTTGCGCACCGCGATTCAGAAGCGCGTGGTCGGCGTCTTCACCGAACTGATTTTCGACACGTCCACAACGTGGGGTGCGATGGACATTATGGAAGGTCGCGTGATCGGCACGAACCTGTTCCTGTTCAGGAACAACATTCAGGTGCTCACGATCAGCGACAACGCCATCGCCAGCGGTGGCGCTGGGCTCCGACTCACCGAAGCCGGAGCGACGCGCACGGACACCGGCCTCGACGACCTGTACGCGGGCGACTACCCCGACCCTGTGTACGACATTCATCGCCACTACCTCAGCTAGACCATGGCTTGGACAATCGTCGCGCACATCGGTGCGATGTCGACGGACGGCGCGAGCGTCACTACCCCGGCGATCGACACCCGAAACTCCGATCTCATCGTGCTTGGCTGCACCACGGCTGCCGGCACGGCGGCGGCGCCCACCGATTCGGCTAGCAACACGTGGACGCAGATTCAACAGACGAACAACGGAAGCGGCGTCCGCGGGACGCTCTTGTACAAAGCACAGCCAGCGGTTAGCCAGACGCACACGTTCACGCTGAGCCCAGGCGCGAACAACTTCCCGTGCATCTGCGTGCTTGCGGTCAGCGGCTCCAAGACTACACCGCTCGACCAGAACAACGCCACGGCGAGTGTTGCGGGCGGCTCGAAACAGCCCGGTTCGATCACGCCGACGCAGGCCGGTGAGCTCATCGTCTCGTACGAGACGACTGGCGGTCTTTCCATCACATTCTCTATCGACTCTGGCTTCACGATCTCGGACCAGAATCCCGGCGCGAACCTCGCTTCCTTCTGTAACGCGATGGCGTATCTGGCTCAAGGCGCTGCGGCTCCGATCAACCCGACGTGGACGATTACCGGGTCGCCCAACTCGAACAACGCCTGTTTGATCGCTTCGTTCTTGCAGTTGGTCACAGGCGGCTTCGACATTCATCGGCTCTACGCCTAAAAAGAAAGGCCGTGCATGACTCCCGAAGCTTCCTTCGTTAGAGATCTGGCTGCGTACGACCCGAAACTGCGAGTGCGGTGGGCGCGGCACACCGAGAAGTGGCTCATCGAGCGCAAGCTGGACAAGCGCCATCCGCAGCTGACGAGCGAGCAGCCGCTGCCGGAATCGCGGCAGGGCCTGCAGCGGGATTTGTGGGAGGGCTGGCAGGAAGGCTACGTGCACGTCCTCACGGTGCCGCGCGAAATGCTGCACTGGAGCGAAGTCGCGCCGCACCTCGCGAAGTTCGATGCGCAGCGCCAGGGCAGCATGGCCGCCATCAACCGCATGCTCGACGACGAAGACGAGCAGTGGGAGAAGCAGACCGACCGCAAGATCGAAAACCACATCGAAGCGGCCACCGACGACGCGTATGAGCACCTCGCGTGGGCGAGCGGTCGCCGCGTTTCGATGCACCAGCCCGAACCGAAGCCCGTCGACAGCGGCTTCGGCTTCCTGATCAACGACCGGAGAGCCGTCAAGGCGTAATTCATGGCGAACGAGCACTACAAGACGCTACTGACCATCCGCACGATGGTCCGCGACCTGTTGGACGAGCCTACGGCCTCGTTCTGGACCGACTCGCAGCTGAATCGGTACATCAATCAGGCGAAGGATCGCGTCTGGAACCGTGTCAAGGCGCTCAACGAGGACTATTGGGATATTTCCCGCACCTCGCAGGACGGGTCTCTGACGATTCAGGGCGAATCGTACCTCGCGAGCTCGTTCGCTATCGTCGCGGGGACCACGGATTACATCCTGCCGCCAGATTTCGTCGAGATGAAGCTCATCGAGGTGCTCACGTCGGGCTACGAGTGGGTGCAGTTCACCTACACCGACATGGCAAAGCCGCAATTCCGCGGTTTGCTCGCGCTCACCAGCAATACGTCGCCCTCGGAGATCCTTTTCGACATCTTTGCCGAGCCGCCGGCGATGCGGATCGCTCCGAAGAGTGATGTCGCGCTCGATTTGCGCATCACGTACGTCCAGTCGATCGCGGATCTGGCTGGCGACACCGAGCGACTCACGATGCCGCAGCCCCTCTACCTCGCGGTCGTCCAATACGCGACTTCTTTCGCTCTGAAGCAGGATCGGAGCAACGACGCCGGCGCCTACGAGGCCGCGGGCGACAAAATCATCGCGGAAATGTTCGGCGCGTCGCATCGACAGACGCAGGACGTCGAGGTGGCCGGCGGATACATGGAAGACTGGTAATGGCGCGCGATCCGCAGTCTGGCGCCGCCCTACAGGTCTATAACGTCTTCGATTTTCGCAAAGGCGAGGATCTGAAGACGTCTGCGCTTCAGCTGGCCGTCCAGCACGGCCAAAACGCGCTCCGGCGAGCGAAAAACTGCGTGTACACGGCCGCGGGCGCCGTGTCGGCGCGTCTGGACCAGACAATCATCAATTCGAGCTCCGTGGGCGCCTCCGTGGCGATCACCGGCGGCATCCAGTTCGTGAAATCGGACGGAACGAGCCAAATCATCTTCGGTGGCGACGACGGGAAGCTCTACAAGCTCAATACCGACGGCACGACGACGACTCAGGTCACCGGCCTCACCACAGGCAAGCGAAACTACTTCACCGTCTATAACGACAAGCTTCTGTGGGGCAACGCGGCTGATGCGCCGAAGAAATATGACGGTACCACGTGGGCCGCGCTCGGCGGCACGCCGCCCGCGGACGGCTACCGCCCGACCGTGCACGGCAACCGCGTTTTCTGGCTCAAGCCGAACTCCTCGCTGTTGACGTGGTCAGCGCTGAACAGCGAGGAAGATTACACGACGGCGAGCAACGCCGGTAGCGTGCTTGTTAGCGCGAACGACGGTGGTGTGTTGGTGGACCTCGTGCCGTCTATCAACGAGCTCATCCTGCTCAAGTCGAACCGTCCATACCGGCTGCAGGGCACCTCGCCGAGTACGTTCGCGATCACGAACGTCGTGCCGACGACCAGCAGCAAGGGCGCGATCAGCACCATGGGTGCAGTATTCGCGGTGAACGACGTGTGGTTCGCGGCCGACAACGGCTTCGTGAACCTGCGCACGTCATTCAACTTCGGCGACCTGACCTCGAGCTTCGCCAGCGACAAGATCTCCCCGCGGTGGGAGCCGGACAGCGGCTTCACGTTGTCCCTCAACCAGTTGTCGCAGGCCGTCACGTGCTACGACTCGCAGTTCAACCGCGTCTACCTTGCCGTTGACTCGGATAACGACGGCCACAACGACCTGTTGCTCGTGTTGGACCTCCACACTAACGCGTGGTCGTTCTGGGACAACCAGTCGATCGCGTCGATGTGGCCGGTGCGTAACTCGACGAACGGCCGCATCGAGATCTACGCCGGCGGCTACGACGGCAACATCCGCGTCCTGAACCGTAACGTCAGTACGAACGCGTTCACAGCTGAGGCGCGGCATCTGTCGGCGCTCGGCAAGCCTGGACTTCAGAAGTCGCCACGGCACGCGTACTTCTACTTCAAGGAGCAGGGCAACTACAGCGTCTCGATCGATACGAAGTTCGATTTCGGCGCGACGGGCGGCCAGACGTATACCGCGTCGCTGCTCGGCGGCGCGCACACGCTCGGCGTCAATTGGACGCTCGGCATTGACCCACTCGGCAAGAAGGATCAGATCGTGAAGCGCATCGATCTGTCCGGCGTCGGCGAGTTCCTCGAGGTTGGCGTCAAGACGTCGGCTGCCGGTCAACCGTTCACGTGGTACGGCTACGAAGTCTTCTGGCGCACGCGACGCGCTATCCGGCCGAGCTCCTCAGCGAGTTAAAACTAATGCCTACAATGGTCACGCTGGTCGACGGCACCGTTCCGGTCGCCGCCGACTTCAACGGTAACTTCAACGCGCTTAACAACGCGATCGGCTCAAGCACCGCGATCAGCAGCTACACGACTGGCGACACGCTGTACGCCAGCGCGACGAACACGCTGTCGAAGCTCGGCATCGGCTCGACGCGGCAGATTCTTGAAGTCGTCTCTGGCCTGCCGGCGTGGGCGACGCGCTCGCTCGGCCTGAAGTCGGTTCAGGTTTTCACCTCGAGCGGGACGTGGACGCGGCCGACTGGCATCCGTCGTGTACAAGTCCTCGTCACTGGTGGTGGTGGTGCGGGCGGCGGTGCCGCAGCAACTGGTGCAGGTCAGGGCTCGGTGGGCGGTGGCGGCGGCTCGGGTGGTACGGCGATCAAGACGATTGACGTCTCCGCAATCTCGTCCGCGACCATCACCATTGGAGCAGGCGGTACAGGCGGCACCGGCGTTGGCGCCAACGGTAACAACTCGTCGTGGTCAGACGGCACGAACACTCTCACTGGCGTTGGCGGAACCGGTGGCAACGTCAGCGGCGCCACGGCGAACGCTCAGTTCACCAACGGCAACTCGGGCGGTAGTCCCACCGGCGGCGACATCAACCTCGGCGGCAACGCGGGCGATTTCGGCGGTCTGGTGGCTGCCGGCGCATCCGGGATTGGCGGAAATGGCGGCGCTGGTCATGGAGGGCTCGGCGCAGGCGGCGGTGGCCTCACGAACACTGCGGGTGGCGCTGGTACGAACGGTGGCGGCGGTGGCGGCGCCTGTAACGGCGTCAGCCAGTCTGCGCGCAACGGTGGCAACGGTGGCAACGGCATCGTCGTCGTCTGGGAATACGAATAATGGCCTTCACCGAAATCCTGCTCTACGGTCCGCGCGGCCGATCGACCGACTGGCTTCAACACGCCGCGTATCAGTGGTCGTGGCCGGGCGACGCGGTGACCGCAGCGACGTGTCTACTGCGCGCCGATCTGATGGACCCGATCAAACACGCGGAAGTCGAAGTGGTATGGGTTCCGCAGAGCCGCGCATACTTCCGTATGTGGGTTGTCGACTACGTCAACAATGGAGAGCCGGTCAACCCGATCGCGCTTCTTAACCCCGAGCTAACGTCGCCCGATTGGGCTAATCCCGTGTCCGCGCGGCAGGATATTACGGCGCTGTTTGAAAGCTGGCGGCAGAGCATGTGCGGCCAGATCGACAACCGCTACCTCGCTTGGCAGCTTCACGGCTATCTGCTACTCGCGAAAGCCGCGATCTACCTCTGGAGCTAAACCTTGGCACTCGATCCCATAGCCTTCGGGCCTGACTCTAACGACAAGCTGTCGCAGTCGGATGTTCGCCGGCGACAGCTGAGCTCGGTGCTCGGCCGCGGCGGCCTCAGCGCGCTGTTCGCAAGCAACGATGATCCGAACGACCTCTCCAAGGAGCCGCAGAACGAGGGCGACACGTCGTCACCGATCGCGACGCCCGGCTTCGGTAAGAACGAAGAGCCGGGAGCGCCGTCGCTGCTCGCCACGGAGCGCGTCCAACGCGCGCCGAACTTCCTGGCCGCGACGCCTCTGCTCGGCGCGGAGCAGCGCGCTGGTGCGGCGTTCGGCGAAGCTGCGCGCGGCGAAGAGGGCGTCCTCGGTGGCGGCCCCGGCCGCCAGGGCCTATCGACGGCCGCCCGCAACCACGCGCTGATGTCATTCTTCCGTCCCGATGCGGCGCCGCAGCAGTCATCGGAGCCTGCAGGGCCGTCGGACACGTCGAAGGCGATTGGATCTGCGAAGTCGGCCGTGGGCGCCGGCAGCCGCGCGAGTCGCCTCTTCGGCACGTCATCGTCGGCGTATGGCGACACGATTCCGACGGGCTTCGGCGACATCACGCTCAGCGCACGTGGCGGCGGACTGCCGGGCGGCGCGGCGCGCACCGTCGAGGGCGACCCGAACTTCGACATTGGGGCTGGTGAAGGTCAACCGCTTTCAGAAGGGTCGTCGTTCTCGATGCCCGACTTCAGCAAGCTCGGCACCTACGGCTCGGGCCTTGGACTGCTCGGTTCGCTGCTCGGCCTCGCAGGCAACGCCGCCGGCAACCCGACGCTGGCGAAAGCCGGTGCGGGCGCGGGCGTCGCGGGCCAGGGCGTGAACTTCGCGTCGAATCCGAGCATCGCGGGCGGCGCTGGTCTCGCCGGCGCCGGACTCGGCCTCGCTGGCTCTCTGGCCGGCGAGAAAGATCTGAGCACCGCTGGTAACGCGCTCAGCGCGATCGGTTCGCTCTACGGCTTGTACTCGGGCCTCTCGTCGGCGCTCGCCTCCGGTGCCGCCGGCGCGGGCGCTGGTGCCGGCGCAGGTGCCGCAGCTGGGGCTGGCGCGGGAGCCGCGTCAAGCGCGGCGGGCGGCGCTGCAGCGACGGGCGCAGGCCTCGGTGCCGGAGCGGTCGGCGGAATGGCGGGCGGCGTGCTCGCGATTCCGGCGATCGTCAAGCTGCTCATGGACACGTTCGAGCCTGACTACACCGACTACTCGATCCACCGACGACGCTCGCAGGATCTCGGTCAGGCGGGCAGCGAGATCGCACGCGGTGCGTATTCGCGCATTCCAACA